AAGGAAAGCAAAGTCAACGACTTTAAACCAATGGCGATCTCTAGTTACCGGAGTGTCCATCAAAGCACGATTAGCCAATGCTATGGTCTCGTTATTAATAGAGGCGTAGGGTACAACGGGAATATAATTCGAAAAAGTGATTGCTACAGGGTGAAATTGGGCTCGTTCCGTCGTTTTCTCGTCAGAGCCGCCTTTCATGACAGCCCCGGGACGCAATGGCGCAAGAGGTCGTTCACATTCAATACCAGGTAAGCCCAAAGGCCAAGCCACAGCTGCATCGAACGGCACAACACAAGGAACTGAGACGCGAGTCAAATTATACGAAGAAACAGTGTCTTCGTAATCTTCAGCGAAATCAGGTTTCCAGCACCAACAACAGTGTCCGAAACACACAAAGCTTTCAAAACTCATAGCCTTAGTAAGTCGACTATAAAGTCGCATATAACCCGGCATACAAAGACGATTGAAAGCATCAACCTCATCAGCTAAGGCGTAAACAAACGCAAAAGCCGATCCGTAGATAACACAATTCAAGCGCATAGCTGAAGGGATGGACATTTTAGTATTCCTAACGGCAGATTTCATCAAATTGATACAACGTGCCAAACCTTCTTTATTGCGCGGAACCCCAACCATTTTTATGGCAACTTCTCGAATTAGATCCTTAGGAATAAGCAAAAGTTCTGACGTCTTGTCCCAGGCCCAAACAAAAGGGCCGAGACTAAAAAAACGACGTTTTCGAATCTTGAGCCAATCCAACATAGGTTTATATTCACCAGTATCCTCCAGCGAGACGACACCGCGAATAGCACCATAGTGGTCCGATCGATTAAGAGATGTTACTAAACTCATGTCACGAGTAATCTCAGGTTCGAGATTCAACGGGGCTGGGGCGAATTTAAGATTCCAAGTATCACCAACCTGGTACCCATTCCAAGCCATAGCACGGACGCCATCCGTGTAATAACCACCATTGAGCCATAACATAGCATCATGAGTGTAGCCATTTGCATTTCCAATCACGTGCATGGTCACACGAATGCGACCATTGAACGAATGGGCCTGATACGTCGATTCATTGATCTCACCATTGAAATGGAGATGACCATAAAGATTATCAAAGCGATGCACTGAGGCATACAGACGCTGCTTGCGGCTTCTGTACATGAGAGCCATAACCTGTGAAGGATGCAAGTAGTAGATTGAGTGCACTGCAAGATAAACATCAGCAGGTATCGTACAATCAAAAGCGTTGTTTCGACAAAAATTTGCACCTGGCCGATAAGCCTCCGGGGCACGTCGAATAACGTCACTTGGTCCCAAAATGGGGTTACAGGAATGAATATCCCGTTTGTTAGTGGCATGACGATTGGCATTTCCTCCAATGTCAGTAACAGCCACAGTACCAAACTCTCTAGCGATGTCCTCAACTAAATGTTGTTCGGAAATCGCACGCTCTAGAGCTCCCAATGGATGAGGATGACTTTTATCCCCCCAAAGGTCGAACTCTACTTCTGGGAACTTATGTTTCAAAGTTTCCAGGACTCTATCACTGACAGAGAAGCTACGCTTTATCAACA